TACAGATATGAATATTCCTAGTCAATCTAACCCAATTATGAATTCACCGCCTCCATCCGGTAATGGCAGAGTTATGAGCTCACCTAATCCTAATTCAACATATCCTGTAGCTATGGATCCTGGGACAGCTACCGCACATATGATTGGGAAAGATTACCCGACACCTGCGGATTTTGCGCATTTAATGCATTCGCCACAGTTCTCTCATGGCGGCTCTCAATTTGCTAATGTACCTCAACAAGGGCAACAAAGGGTACCACAACAACCCACTTTAGTAGAATCATTCAAGGGTAATATGTATTCAGATATTATGTCCCAGATTAAACAACCACTGCTTGTGGCAATTATTATTTTTATTGTAAGTCTTCCGATTATAAATGTGTTAATTGGCCATTATCTGCCATCACTCTTAAGAATTGGAGGAGATTTAACTACGGCGGGCCTAGGTGTAAAGGCTCTAATTGGCGGATTCTTATTTTGGTTTATCCAAAAAGTGCTTGTGCCATTAATGGTTGTGTAAGACTATTTATAGTTGTTAAAGACTATTTATAGTTTTAGAATCTTATTTTCTTTCCATCTAAGCTTTAGAGAAATGAAGTTTAATAACCTCACTTATAGATTTTCTTTATTTATTTTGGCCATAACTGTGCTATATACATTTATATACGCAGGTTTAACTGGTTTACTGTTATGTTCGGCTGTCGCACTAATTACTGGCGCATTTATTGACCAATTTGAGATTGTCGTAGCAATCGCAGTAATATTCTCCCTATTTTACATCTATTATCTAAAGGCACTACTAAGAAAGTTAGAGCCATTTGAAAATCTTGACAATCCTCAAACAATTCTTAAACGTCTCTCAAAAATGAAGGGTGATTATAATCAAATCCCTCAAAGTCTTAAAGACCCTAAGCTAGAACCGGCAGGTGTATATGATCCTGCGGTAGAAGGATTTGAAGATATTCAGCCCAGAGTCCCTAAAGAAGGTGAAAGCCAAACAAGCTCTTCTGCCCCTTCTAAGCGTACTAATGAGGTTGATTCTAAAAAGGTAGAAGAAGTTACTAGCGCAGTAGAAGATATTAAGAAAAAAACAGATAAGGATATTGCCTCTGAAGAAATCCAATCTGCTACAAATCAATTATTTAAAGTTGGTAAAATGCCTTCTGAAAATGTAGATGGACCAAAATTAGACGCAGGTTCTACTCTTATGAAAGCAATGGAATCTTTCAAGCCTGAACAAATTAATTCTATGACAGATGATACTAAGAAATTACTTGAAACGCAAAAGTCCCTAATGGGTATGCTTACTCAAATGCGTCCAGTTTTAGCCGATGGTAAAGAATTATTACAGACATTCTCTGGTATGTTTGGTGGCCAAGGAGGTATGTTTAAACTATAAATATAGTCTAGACTATAGTTTAATTTATAAAGACTTTAATATTAATACGAAGTCTTTATAAATTAAAGTACTAACTATTAATAGGCAAATGACACTATATACTTGGGGCTTATTACTTCTTTTAGTAATCGCAGTATTTTTCTGGACATCTAAAACAAGCATTGAAGCATTTGAAGATGTAAAGATGACACCGTGGTTTGGTTATGAACCCGGTCGTTATGGACCTGGCTGGGGTAGAAAGGGATGTAATACAGTATCTCCAGATTGTATTACAGTATAAAATGTTCGTTGGTCTAAGTAAGAATGGCCCGTGGTAGATCAGGTCGCGGTAAATGCCCTCCTGGAGTATTCTGTATTTCAGGTGGTCTCGGTACAACTATCTTTATTATTCTTTCCGTGGCGCTATTATTTTTCCTATGTGCGGCATTTTTTACAAGATCTCGCAATGATGCTCCAACCATTATAATGCCACCTACTGCGACACCACAAACTACAATAATTCCAATCAAGGGAGGCGATTCACGATATGATATGGCGCCACAACCATATAGATCTTGGATGGCTCCGCCAGAATTTCCTCCACGAGGTGGAATTGCGTCTATACCGATTAACATTCCGACGCAAGGTCTTCCTGAATCATTCCAGTCTGTTGGTGTAGTACGAGTTGAGGACAAGATTCTGCCGTTATATGGCCGCAGAACAATGGGTGGCAGTGATAGATGGAATTATTATACGCGGACAGACACATATAATCCCGTTCCAATTCCGATTAATTTCCAGCGCCGTCAATGTATGGATGATGTAGGATGCCAGGAGATTTTATCGGGTGATGAAGTAAAAGTGGATGTTATGAATAAATCTGGTAAAACATCTATATATAAGATTGATGGACCTAAATATATTCCTGGATTAATTTAGGAATGGCTAGCAAAGCTTTTAGAGTCTTTGGGCGAAATATTATAGGGCCAATACTCTCTATCGCAGTTATAGCGGTTATTGTATTTTTGGTTTATTCTAATACCGCGGTAAGCAATAAAAACTCTGAACCATCTCTTAAAATAAGTGTAGCCGAGGCAAGATCACGCCGTTTTGGCCTAATTATAGATGTTAGAACAGCGTCAGAGCGTGAATTATTAGGATACTATCCTAATTCTATTCCGTTTTCATTAGACAAATTGGGACAACAAGTCCCTTTAGATATGCCTAATAAGAATGCCTGGATTTTGGTATATTCAAATGGAAAAAGTGACAGAAAGGCGGTAATTGCGGCAGAGACTCTTTATAGAAAGGGTTATAAAAATGTAAGATATATTGATGAGTCCTATTTGAGTTTAATGCCTTAAATATTAGTTATTAAAATAACAAACATGATTGTAAATTAAAAATATATTAGTTATTTTAATAACTAATATTTTCCATAGATTCAAGATAGAGATGTTCTGTCCATCTGATGTTAATACAGGATTTATAGAACTTGTTGGACCAATCCAACAACAAGACCTAAATAGTATAACAGTCAAAAGTTATCCACTTTCAATTTCATTTAAGCCAAGGACTACCATACCAAGTCTTTTAGGAAATAGAATAGATGAATCTACGGGGATAGAGAATACATGTACATACAGAGGAAAACGCTTTAATTTAGCAGATGTTCAGATATGTAGTGTTTTAAATAAGGGATATATTTTACCTGGTATTACAATTAAACCAGTTGCTGAATTAGTATTAACCTTTTCTGCTAATAATAGCGCCGCCGATTATGAATCATTGTCAGGAATTTTACTATGTGTACCAATTTATGATAGTAGTACACCAAATCATAATGCTTATTTAGATAGAGTAATTGACCCTGACAATAAAGATTATGTAAAGACCACTGATAATAAACCAACTATTCCTAACCTTGAAACTATCTTTTATGGATGGAAGGGAGATACTACACAAACATCAATCGCATATAAGACATGTTTTGAAACAATAAATAATAAGAATCTTCCAAACTCAAGAAGCTTGTATGTAGTAGTATTTCCAAATGGAATTACTCTAAAATCTAATATATATCAGATTTTAACAACTAAATTAAATGCTGCCTCTTCTTATCCTTCTTATTCTGTTCCGGCATCTATAAGAGGTGGTGATCCAACATTAAAAAGTTATAGATTTGATAATGGTAAAAAGATTCCAGAAATAATATCAACAGATGGAAATATTTATTCAACGCCACTTTCAAGCTGCGATGATAATTTTAAACACAGATTTGAGTATTTTACGCTCCCACCTCGTTTATCCTCATCCTCATCCTCATCCTCAACCAATAAATGGAATTCTGAACAATGTCCATATTATAAAACAAATCAGTATAAATGTGTACCGTTTAATCAATCAAAGGATTTATCAGGAAATCTTGTAGTACCTGGTAATAAAACATTAGATACAATTTTATATGAAAGAGAACAGGCCCAAAAAAATGCGAATAGTGGAGATAGTAGTTCAACGTCATTAACTACGGAAGATATTGAAGGGACTATAGCATTAGTAGCAGGAATAGCAATTGCTGCTGTAGTCTTTTTAAAAGTTGGAGATTGGATTTCAAAAAAAGCCTAATAATAGGAAATGCTAGAACTTACCGTTTTATTAATTAGCATTACGGTTCTTCTTTTATTTGTATATTTTAAAAATAATAAGATAGAAACTGAAATTAAAGAACCATTTGAAGATTTTTATTTAAGCGCATGTCCTTCTGGATATAAGTCTTTTTACAATAATAATGGAGACACGGTATGCTGTGATGGTGAAATTATTGCCAATAAATGTATAAGTGATAATCAATGTACACTAAATGGCAAAGGAACAGCTGATATGCCAAACTGTACAGAATTTATAAAAAGACTATACACACAAAAAGCTAAAGAGAATTGTATGCCATCTTTACCAAATTATTTTGAAGATAAGTCTAAAAAAATAAAAGGCTGTATGGTTGGACCACTTAATAATACAATGACTGGACCACAACAGCCCTATCAAGCCAAATGTGTAATTTATGATACATTTGAGAAAAATACAAACTCAAAAGATAGCTGTGCTAATCAAAAACTTTTAGATTCTGCTGTATGTTTTGGAAATAATTGTAGTAAACAACTTCAGCCAATTTCTCCTACAATTCCTCCACTTGTAGCAATTCAATTTACAGATAATAAAGGTATACCTCGTATGGCATATACACGGGCATCATATGAAAACTTTTTAAATGTAACAAATCCAAACTGGAGAAATCAGGGATTAGATCTGTCAAAAAATATTATTATAGCTGAAGTCGCAAAAGCATTTTATATTGACAAAACAATTGATCAAAAAGATATTCAAATATAATTATTTAGCTCATTATTAATGAAAATAATAATTATTTAATTGCCAACCGTTTCAACTCCTTCAATATGTCCAAATCCGAGTTCTTCATATAAATCATTAGAACCATCACCAGCTTCGGCACTTTGTCCACTTAACGGATAAATGGTAGATAGAACCGCTTTTTCATTTATTGTTTGCGCGACTGGTTCAAAGTCAGTTATATCGCATGTTGTATTTGGAATATAGTAAGATTCCTCGTCTGTTTTTTTATCAAACTCATTAACTGGAACGGTAGTTTGCGGTTTTGCTGCTTCTTCAACTGTAGCATATTCTGGTTTTTGCCAATCCATTAAATCTAGTTTTTTAGCGGCTACTACAACTTTACGTCTATTACGCTCTAAATACATTACTGCTATAGCCATTAGTCCCAGAACACCTGCCGTAGGACCAAGAGTTATAAGGTACAATAATAGTAATACTACTAAAATTCGTATCAAGAAATTATCTAGAAGTAGTAATAGACCAGTTGGTAAAAACTGTGAAAACAGTATAATTACCGTAAGGACTATGAAATAAGTTAATTCAGTCCGATACATTCCTCTGTATATTAGCTATAATTTCAAATTATAGACCGATGTGTATCAAAAATTGACTTAAGATTCTAGAACTATTATTAATAAAGTACGATGTCTATACAAGACTTTAATCGTGTTTTAACCGCTAAAGGATATGCTATTAAAAAAACATTCTTAACAGAAGTTCAAGTACAAGAACTTCGTTCTGAACTAACCGTCGCACCAAAAGTTCTTGATAGATTTCAAAAAGACATTTTAAACTTTCCAATATATGCGGAATCCAAGACCCGACTATATGTCCCACGTCATTGGGGAATTAAAAAGTATGGAAAGCCGGAAGCTAATATTGTGTCAGAAGGTCTAGCACTTCCTGATATAATATCATTTAGCACTAAGTTTCCACCACATGATTTCCAAAAAGAGATTATTGAAACATTTATTAAAAAAGATGGAAATGGACTAATTTGTGTCCCATGCGGTTATGGTAAGACATTTATGGCACTTAATATCGCAGTTTTACTTAAAAAACGCCTTTTGATTGTAGTTGATAAAGAGTTCTTAATGAATCAGTGGAAATCGGAGATTGAGAACTTTATTCAGGGGGCACGTGTTGGAATTCTACAAGGAAACAAAGTTCAAATTGATGCCGAAAAATACGATATTACAATTTGTATGATTCAAACAATTTGTCGGCGTGAATTTCCAGAGGGCTTCTTTGACGAATATGGATTTACAATCTTTGATGAATGTCACCACTTAGGCGCAGCATACTTTTGCCAGGCGTTAAAGAAAATTCAAACAAGATATATGCTAGGTCTAAGTGCTACTCCAGATCGCGAAGATGGATTGTCTAAAGTCTTTGAATATCACCTAGGCGAACCTGTATACAAGAATACAAAGAGAGAACCTGACAAGGAAGCAGTTGTTAAGGCCGTCTGGTTTAGCTCAGAAGATCCTGTGTACGTTGAAGTTCCAGTAAATTGGAGGGGAGAACCGGTTACCGCCAAACTCTTAAATCAAGTCGCAGAATTTGAACCACGTAATAATAAGATCCTCTCTCTAATTGACGAATATGCCCAAGATAAAGACCGCTTTATTCTTATCCTAAGTGATAGAATTTCACAACTAGAGTGGTTTGAGAAGGCATTAGGAACTAAGTATCTACATGGTTATTATATTGGTGGTATGAAGCAGGCAAAGTTGGATGATAATGCGGCCACATGTCAGATATTGCTAGCGACATATCAAATGGCATCCGAGGCATTCTCGGTAAAGAAGTTGAATACTGTTGTTTTGGCAACTCCTAGAAAAAATGTAGAACAATCAACTGGTCGTATTTTCAGACAACGGATTGATGAAAGAAAGGTAGCCCCGCATATTGTAGATATTATTGATTCTCATGAATGTCATAAACGACGATGGTATATTCGTCAGAGATTTTATAAGGAATGTCAATATACATTTGAGCATATTGATAATCCTAAGAAGGTAATTGCGAATGGTACTGAGCCAAATGAGCATGGATCATTATTTAAGTTTTCAAAATAAAATAAAATATTGATTGACATAAGTAGGATGTCTAATCGCAACTTTGATAATCGTGTTATTATTCAGAGACTCCAAAATCAAAATTACGCACGCAATTTATATAAAAATAATGTGGCTGGTACACAACTAATTACTAATCCTCAAAATACAGATGGAACTTCTTCAAGACAAACTACATTTACCGCTGGAGCACAAACAGAATATTTTAGAGGGCTGATAGGTGGTTGTGAAACTGTTAGTATAGGTGGTACAGTTAATATTAGTCCAACTGTATGATCTACGGATATCATAACAAATTTATAAATTAATATTTTAAAATATAAAAAATCATTAATATTTCTTATTGATTTTTTATATTATTAATTATTTCTATTTAGAAGCTACGCACTAAAAACTACTAATTACGATTTCTACGCGACTTGCGCTTTAATACTCTACGTCTAGTTCTTCTACCTCCAAACTTTACAGGTAGTCCCTTATTAGTTCCGTCAAAGCTAAAACGTGTTCCAATTTCATTCATTGTAACTGGTGTAAATTTACCTGCGTCCATCGCTACTGGATATGCGCCGCCCTTACGATTACGTCTAGAACCACCCGTCTTTATACAGGCTTGATTGAATGCGCCAGCAGCATATGGTGTTTGGATTGTTAGTCCAGGTACAGGGCTAGGAGCCTTAAAAGTCATAAAATCATTGGTATATCCAGCCGTT